CGCCCAGGCAATCAGTTTCCCTCGGCGGCCTTTCGGACCTCGATACCGGCATTTCCCATGCGGTTAAAACACTCGTTCAGCCAAGTGATGACAATCGGTTTTTTTAGCATCTTTAGTTTTGTTTCCCGGTTGCTTGGGTACATTTCTCCAGTCCGTTTGTTTCGGAATCCGCCGATTTCCATAATAGCGTAGTCCCATGCACCTTCTACCCGCTGAAGTTCTTCAGCCTGAGACAGGGGAGGATATTGAGGTTCCGACATTTTCATAGACCGCGTTTTTGGGTCATGCACCAATTGGGATACTTTTTTCCTGCCTTTGTCAGCAGCCTCGAAATATGGCTGCATTGAACGGATAATCGCGTATGCCTCGGTTTCGGGTTCATTAAAATGCGTTTCACCCGTTGCCGGATCTGTCCAGGATGTAAAGAAAAGGAACTTAACACCTTCCTCCGAATCGTCAAGGTCGAGTTCGATTTCAGGCGCCATGATTTTTGAAGAAATAACAACGGATTCTTGTTCAGTTTTTTTGGACATAGTGCCCCTCTTTCTGAGTTACGCCCCATTAAAAAAGAATGCCGGCGAGCTGACGGGGCAATCAGCATTGGTATTATCCTACGCCGGCAAAACGTTAAACGACATACATCGCAGCACCAGAGACTTTGCCCTTGAAACTGGTCTTTGCAACTCCATTACGGTCCGCTGTTACAGCTCCAGCATCTGTCATCAGAATAGTGCCGCTGGTGCCGATGGTCAGATAACTGGTGGAGTTGATCCAGAAGCGAGGCCCGGACGTGGTGCTGTTGATCAACTTGGTTCCGTTCAGAACGCAATTCTGCAATGTCACCTGTTGCGGGTCTGTGGGATCGTAGGACACATCGGAAAGATCGATAGTCCCGCCGTCCATGCTTGCGAATTCAAAGATATCCACGTCGACGCCGAATTCTGAAACGTCAACCGTCTTCCGGACCATTCCGGAAATTGTGTACTTGCCAGCACCCAGAACTTTGGAAGTTGCGCCGAGCGTGCACTTTTGGAAACTGCCTGATAGGGTAGTCGCGCGGTCCGCCATGATTTTAATCTCCTATTTGTTGTTGTTCAAAACTACTTGGGTTTATAAAAAATCCTCTTGCCCCTATTTTTATATTGCAAAATAAATCAGCCATCGTTCTGTAACGCCCTTTCAAGATTCAATCTGTGTTCTTTTTGTTTCATACTCCGCCACAAAAGATGTGTTTTCCGATTGACAACCATCGTTGTTAAGTGGCCGGCTGGGACTGAGGTATCAACAAAGATACGATATCCAGCAGCCTTTAAATCCTGACAGAGCCCGACATCTTCCCCGATTGTCATCCCGTTTTCCGGGTTTTTTTGAAACCTGAACCACGGATAAGATAGTTTTTTGAAAATATCCATATTGAACATCAGACACCCCGCGCCTACTGCGTCACATTCAATCAGTTCCCCTTCTTCCCAATCGTCATAACTTTCATATCCGTGATCTGTGAGCCTTAAAATTATACTGTCAAACGGAGCATATCTTCTATGTACCACCGCCCCGACAATTGGCAGATTATGAGATAAAAGCTGTGGTACAGTCCGCGGGTGATATATCTGGTCAACATCACACATCAAAAGATGTGTCGCTTCCTCAGCCATTGCCTTTTCAACTATGTCATTTCTTATGGCGTCAATCGGCCCGTTTGTTTTAGCTATGAACACATAATCAGGCTTTTCCATCATCACGAATGACTTGAAAAACGAAAACGGCACTGTCGGGAAACTGCATGGAATACCTATTGCGAGTCTTACGTTATTAATTTTCACTTGCCCCCCATATCCGAACATCATTTTCATGTTGTTTACATTCGCTTATGATATCTGATTCTGTAATGCCTTGATTCTGTACGCTCCACCCAAAGGCTTTATTCACCGCACTTTGTCTGTCCCTTCGGCCCTTTAGTCTTCGTTCAACACAAAAGCATAAATCTGCATTTGCCCAGTGAGCGCCGATGAAAATATCAGGACAGTATTCTATCCCCTTTTCACTATGGATAGCGTGATGCCCTGGCCCCCAAAATAGCGCCTGGCTACCCCTTGCGATAGATGGCTTGACATACCTTGCGTCAAGATGCCCGTGCGTGCGTTGCTCCCTTACTGGCCTTGACGGATCAAGATCTGATTCGGTTACATGCCGATACACGTTATAAAGAGCAACCCTTGCAGCACCATAGCGTGATTCGATTTTATCAAGATCCGATTTATCCATAAAGATAAATTCATCCGCATCTGCAATGATCGCCCAGTCGGCCAGTGACCCCAGATATGCTCCGGTCACTTGTTTTGATTTCAAACTATCATCCATTCCATCCGGCATGTTAAGCGGCATTATATTTACCTTTGGATCTCTTTTGATGATTTCTTCCGTTCTGTCGGTGCTGTCTGTGTCGAGCAAAATCGTTATCCTATCGGCCCATGCGTAATGTCTTAAAAAGTAGGGCGCCAAAAACTCTTCATTAAACATGCAACAAATGATTTCAACTTTCATTTTTCTTGAAAAGCGCCATGCCGCAAGGTGCATGAACCTTTGAAATAAAGTTATCAATGAACTCAAAGCCTGGATCCTCTTTCAATTCACTGACAACCCTTCCAACATCATCCGGAAAATAAGCCGAATCATGGAAGATTACAAAACCGCCAGGACGTAACATCGGAAGATAAAGCGCCGCATCAATCTTCACTGCTGCATACGCGTGGTCAGCGTCAATAAGCATCAGATCATAAGGCCCGCTTTGTTTAACCTGTTCAACGACATTCAAATCAGTTGACCAGCCCGCAATTAATTGATGATCCACATCAACCAGAATATATTTTCGATAACTTGCTTTCGGGTGCTGGTTATCATCGATCAGAACAATTTTATCCGGACTGAAAAAGTGATTGATTAGAAACGTACTGCCTCCTGCGGCAACTCCGATTTCAAGATAAGATTTCACCACGATATCGGATTCAATGATCGCATAAATGCACGGCGCGAATTCATCCGGAACCTGCTGGCTTCTGACGCCGCCTTCAAACTCTCCACCAAATACAGCAAGACTATCTGAGCCGGAATTAATCACAAACCTTTCGATCTCTTCAATTGTCGGGTTTTCGTTCATTGGCTTTTCTTCCGTTATCGGTTGTTCTTCCGTTAATATCTCGTTTTCCATTTCTACCCCTCTTCCTGTTGAATTGCCTGATGGAGCCAGAATTCAGGCCCCCAGCGTTTTGCAAGATGTTCATCGTTTCTCTTGCAGGTTTCGACGTAATTTAACACGCCTGCTTTCTCTAAATCATTGAATGTCTGTGACCCCTCATGATGCACATAGCAATCACGGACAATGCCTATTTTGTGACCAGCTTCGCGGGCTTTAAAGCAGTAGTCGATCTCTTCCCCCGAACATGGCCAGAGCGTATCATCAAATAATCCGATCTCATCAACCAGTGACTTTTTGAAAACCATGCAAAAGCCAATAATAAAACTGACTTCCTCTACAACTCCATCCCAGTCATGGCCCCACGCCTCGGCCTCTTGATAGAGACCTTCTTTGCTTTGATAGATTCCGATAGTGACCCGCTGAAGCCCTGCTGTATAGTTTGTGACCGGTCCAACAATCCCGAATTCGTCAAGCCACGGGATAAGCCTATCAGCCCACGCGGGAGTCACAATCACATCGTTATTTAAAAGAACAATTACATCACCCCGAGCGGCCCGGATGCCCTGATTAACCGCCGCCGGAAAGCCAAGGTTCGTTTCGTTTTGAATTACCCTTACCTCGTTAACCCCGGAAAATGGGGGTTTATATGGTGGAGTTGATCCATTATCAATCAAGATAATTTCATAATCTTTCGTGTTGTCAAAGACCGCAAATAAACACTCATCTGTGTAATCGTGTTGATTAAAAATTGGGATGATTATTGATTTCATGATTTCGCCCCTGCAACCAATCCCTTGTCATTGACAATTTCACGTGTCAGAAGATTAATAAAATTTCCGCAATCAAAACAGAAAGCCTCGTAAGCACTTTGTATCCTGATGTCTTGACGATTATTTATTTCGCAAGGATACCCCGCTGCCACCCAATTCCTATGATCACATTTATTTTTCATCATTGCCCCTCCCTTGTCAATTAAGCGACGCCCGCACGTCAAAATCAAGATGAGCCGCCCACCCGCCATCTGCCCCATCCTGTGATATTGAATCATCCTCCATCGGCCCTATATCGTTCTGCAATCGCATCCATACAAGCGTTGATCCGGTAATGGAGAGACTGCATTCGTCATATGTTGCCTTGATTGCATCGGCAATTTCATGCACCTCATTTGACGAATTCGGGTCCGCCGAGAATACCGAAAACTGAATCAGTGGCGTGTCGTATTCTTCCGTGAATGTTTTTTCAATACCGCCCGACACCCTGAAAAATATAACGTAAGGATACCGCGTACCCGTGGGCGCTTTGCCATAAAATATCTGGCCTGCAATCAGCGTATCAAGCGCAGATCCGGCGTTTTTGGAGAATATGGCGTTACGAAGGTTTTTCAAGTTCGGCCTTCTTTACGATCTTGATATTCCCGCTGAAAACTTTAGTTGCCATCTGGAAACGATACCCCTTTCGGCCCTTCACGCATTCCACAAAAATATTTCCAAATTGATTTTCAAGTAGCTGGCGATATCGTCCTGTTTCATCGTTCGCCCAAATAACACGCGGTATCTTTTCGCCAGTGTCCATATTGACGACAACGACTTCACGGGCTTCCTTCATCATTGGTTTGTGCCTTGCGCTCAAAAACATTGCCCCTATCCTTTCATGTCGTTTCTTTCGCTTTCAAATCCAAAAACCTATGATTTTTGTTCAAGTCAATCGGCGGCCCGATGATGTTGTAATATTTTCCGGCGTACCCAATTCTCCAAGAAGTTTTCACGTCCGTGCGGAAACGGATAACGATATTATGGATCGCTGTCCCCGTTGTCTGCATGGCAATTATGGCTTCATCCGATCTCAGGGTTGATATTTTAGCCCAGACAGTAGCAACCACAACCCACGTTGATGTAAAGCCGCCACCACCATCTGGGACTTTTTCAGGCCGCTCAAGAGTGATTCGTCGGCTGAGCTCATGCGGCCCTAAACCCCCCAGAGTGGTCGTGTGAATCCGTATAGGGATGATGGAAAACCCTGGTTTTCTTTTTTGTCTCACCAGAGCGGCCCCCCTGAGCTAAACAACGGATTGTATGCACGTCTCATAACTGGGTTGAAGTCACCCCAAAGGCGCAACGGCTGAAGCATATCCTCAATAACTGGATCAAGAATATCATCCCTATCACCATGATAATAATTTGTTTCACAGATGAATTTGACTGCCCGTTTGATGGTTCTCGGCACAAGATCCGCCGTCGTCCATCCGCAAATAAATCGGATTGTAACCGGATTCGACGGCCAGAGTACATCGACCGGCCATATCTTGGCATAGGGTAGAACAACCCGCCCGTGTGAATCGCCGTTAAGTTCAACGATGTAATCCGTGTTTTCCGTCATGGTCGTTACAACGCCACTGACATTCTTCCAGGTGATCGACGTTATGCTTTGCAGGTTTCCGAGTGGAATCAAGATAAAATTGGCTGCCGGAAAATCCATCAAGACATAATCCCAGGTCTGTGTGAGCAAAGCCCGGCAAGTTATGCCCTCGACGGCCTCAACCGCATCCAGAATCAAATCGGTCAGGTCATCATCCTCAGATGTAATAGCCGAATTCGTGACAATAGAAACGCCAAATTCACAGGCCGCAAGTAAGACTTTGGCCACCACCCGTATTTGTGAGGCAGTTCCGGTATATGCACGCTCATAAGTTGCATTGTCCGTGGCTTC